AGGCATCGCGTTCATTACAGAACAAAGATCATTTATTAAGGTATATGCGTCTTGTTTTTGATTTAAGATAATGTTTGATGAGAAACGTGGCTCAGTAGTTGCAGTAATTGGATCTGTAATAAGTTCACTTGCGTATTGACTAGCAGAGAAAAAAGAAAAAACATCTAATGAATCCTCTGATATGAGTCCATCAGTACCACCAAAACCTTTATCAGTAGTCAAAATATCATATAAAACCCAAGCTGGATCAGAACTCCATTCTTTATCAGTCTTAAAAGTTCCATTAAAAACATAATCACTTGGATAAATAACCCGACCATTATTAGGATCTATTGTTGTTCCATGCGGTACTTTTATCTTAGTTCCCTTAATCCTATATTTTCGAGCAGGGAAGGATTGAAATTCCTGTGCATTAAATCTTAAAGCTACATAAGCAAAACCTTGATATGATCTATTGTCAGTAATTATTTCTGTAAAAGATAAAAAATTTGATGCGTTTTGTAATTTTGATTCTGTAGAATCAAGTGTATTTCTTATAACTGTGATAATTAATGGAAAAGAAAGAGAAGATTCTAACTTTAACTCGTAATCTTTTACATAAGGGCTTGTAGCTTTACCACTAATTGCATCTTCAACAATTGGATTATGAATGGTTCCATCGCTTTCTGTTATTTTTATTGAAATTTTTACTTCGGTTCCTTTTATATCTCCGTCATCTTCAAAACTCTGTAAACTTGGAAATTGCAATGTGACTCTTAAACGATCAAAAGCGGTAGAGCTTGTTGATCTTGAAACTGAAGATAAAAAAGTTACAGGAACATTAACAGGTACAGTATTTTGTACTGAAGTAATTTCTTTTAAAGCTGTTTGATCTGATGCACCATTTTTGAAAAATATTTCTACATCAGAAAAATTTTCTTCACCATTCGGATTTAATAAAGGAGTGTTGTTAAGAAAAACACTTTTGCGGAAAGTATCTGTACCAGATCCACCTTCGTCAAATATTGAATCAAGTTCTCCGTAACCTAACAAATCAATCACAGTTGCAAATTGCTTACTTCTAAGACCACCATCGACCATATCAGGGTCTTGAATTTTCTTTATAAGATCAATAGCAACTTGAGCTATACCACCAAACATAAATTAAATCTCCTTTACTATCTGGGCAGTATCGACACCAGAACTGACAATTATTGAGCCAGAATAAACAAGTCCATATAAAATTGGAACTGGAACACCACTAGATGTGACATTTTGGATTCCTCCAAAATTATATGAACCTCTTATATTTGGATCTGTGTCACCGACAGAAGAAACAGAAGATGCTGGTTTATTTGGACTAAATAAAGAACTAACACCATCAAGAATTAAAGAAGAACCAATAGTAGTTAATAATCCTCCTACACCACCAGTTAAAAGAGAAGCTCCAATCGTAAGAGCATTATTCGCAACAAAATTAAATGCTGAAGTTGCAACACTTGCAACTGTTCTTCCTACACTACCAACAGCTCTACCAATTGCTTTAAAAACACCTCCAGCTCCAACAGCTACAGGAATTATTTGAATATCTCCTTGTCCACTCATATTTAATAAATCACCATTTACAGTATTACCGCCTATTTTTATTTTGTATAATTGATCGTTCATATGTTTATCAATCCCAGCAAAATTAGCTCTTAAAAAATTAACTGCTTGTTGTGGTGTTTTTACAGCAGCTTCAAATGTTGATTCTCCTAAAAATTCTCTAAGTTTTCCATAAACTTTTATTTTTTTAAGCTGCATATCTATAAACCTTTTTAGTACCTTTTATGTATTCTAAATCATATAATTCTTTGCAACTTAATTTTTTAATTTCATGGTGCAAAATAAGTTGATTCCCTAAATATAAAGCGACATGACTTAATTTTTGATAAGAACCTTCCATTAATAAAACATCATTTTTTTTTATTTTATCTTTTTCTATTTCAATAAAACCTCCATCAGCCAAAATCTTCTCAAAATATGGTTTTGCTATAAATTCTTTTAAAGTATTTGGTCTATAACAAGAACCAAGATTTATATTTAACTTTTCTTGAAAATAATCACAAATCAAAGACCAGCAATCTTGTTTACCCCAAATCCATGTTCTGCCAATCAATGAGGGTGCTTTCCATCCAGACGGTTTAATTTCATTCCAACTCTTATGATTTACACTATATATAAAATATGGATAACCAATATTTTCACATGATGCTTTATCAGCCTCAGACGGTTCAGAAGATCCCTCTGGATGACTATGAATAACTCCAAGTATCTCTCCTCCTTGATCTTCACAATCTGCCCAATCCTCTGGATCTAAAGCAAAAAATTCATGTTGACCCTCTGCAATATTTTTACAAGGCCAAAATTTTTCTTGACCTTTTATGACTGCTAATAAACCACAAGCCTCTTTTGGAGCTTCTTTTTCAGCGTATGTAACTGCGTCAGTTTTCCAAGTCATATTAAGCATTTGTAAGTGTACCGACAAGAGGAAAGTCCGCTCTTGTAACAAGTTTTTTTGGTGCGCCTATACCAATCAAATCAAAAGTACTTACTAATTCAAATTGTACAATATCTCTATTTTCTGTAACTTTTCTTTCAATAAAATATATTTCTCTTGGTAACTCTGCTGAGGGGTCTGGTGTTCCATATGGATTTATAGAACTTGGAAAGTTTACTGCATCAAGAAATCTACTTAAAGTCCTCCTACGTATTACTTTTGCTCCTGTTAAATCAGAAAAAGCTGTTGTTTGATTTACAAGTTGCATTATAGCTGTAATATTTCCAAGAAGATTTGAAAATGTTAAGGTTGGTCTTGGCAGCTTACCTTTACCCGAATATGCAAAACCTTCAGCGTCACACGGAAATTTTTCATATGTATTTGCTTGCCAAATTAAATCAGTATTATCTTTTAAATTGTTGCCAGAGTGAAACAGATAAACAGTAGGATTTGCTAATGTGGCATTTATATTAAAAGAAACGTTTCCGCTTGTAGATTGTGAAGTTGTTGCAGTAACAGTAAAAGTATTTGTGGCAACTGTTTGAATTGTGTACACACCGTCTATTCCATTTCCAGAAGTAAAATCAAGACTTAAAATTAAACCAGTTGAAAATCCATGTGAGTTAAGTGTGATTGTAATGGTTTGGCCTGACTGCGAATATGTAGCTGTTTTTGCAGTTTTTGTATAATGAACACCAGCTTTTAATTCTACAGAAAATAATTCGATAACTGCCTTGTTATCAATTTCTTGTAACTGTGAAACAGGATTAGCCATTATGGTTCAAATACTTCTCTAAATGTAGTTGTAATAACAGCCCTATTATTAAATGGAATTTGTTTAGAATAAGAATCACAAACAAACTTTCCTTCACCAGAAAGAGTAATTGAGACATTTCCTGAGTTAGTTGCACTTGCCGCAGCCGTAACAGTAAAAACATCATCATTGGTTACTGAAGCAACCGCAAAAGATCCATCAGTTGCAGAGCCAGACGTATAATCAACCGTCAAAACATCCCCAATCGCAACACCATGCGAAGTAATACTAATAGTCACAGTATTACCACTTTGTGAATAAGTTCCTGTTTTTGTAAAGCCTTCCGCTGGTGGAGTAAACGTAAAGCTTTCCTGATCATTTACCCTGCTTCTTAGAAAGCCTTCTATGACATCTGACTGCTCTTCAGAGACTACAAAAGTTAAATCATACACTTTTGGGTCTTGAGAAAATGGCAACCCAAATAAAGTTCTAAATTCATACCCATCACCAAGCGATGAAACTCTTACTCTCGGTGTGCTTTTTTTTCTAGTTCCATAAGTGGGCTGTATTGAAGGAAAAGTTGCCATTATCTATTTAATAAACCCCCTGCTCTTTGTTCTTGTACTATTGTTGTTTGTACCACAGAAGCTATAAGTTGTCCAAGTGCTTGACCTTCTGCGTCATTACCTTGAACAGAAGAACCAGACGCATCAACGGAAACATTAACAATATTAGTTGTTCCTCCAATATCTTTGTTAGGTATTACATTCCCACCTCTTGAACCCATTTGTAATATTTCTGGGCCTTTCTCACCAACTAGAAATGCACCCCCAGCAGAAACAGGGCCGCCATTTGCTCTTGCAAAAGGGTTTGCAACACCTTTTAAAAAATCAGATGCTCTATTACCAACAAGCCCACCTCCTCCTCCACCTTTACTTCTAGAAAAAATGTTACCTAAAAACCCTCCTATTTTGTTTCCTATACCAGAAACAGCCCTTTGCATCGCAACTTCTACAAGTTTTCTTTTTAGTTGATTTAATACATTTATTGCTGCCTGTGCAAGTGTCTGTGTTCCCATAACAGCATCAGTAAGGTTAGAAACAATTCCTTGCTCTACAG